TTGTTTATTGATTACTTCCATCTGCATGGCGTAATCTAGTGCTTTTTCTTCTAATTTACGTTGATGGTCTACTTCTTGGTCCTCTTTGATAAAGTCTAAATCTAGTTTATCCTTCTCTGCTTCAAGCTTGGCTGCTTTAGCCGCTTCTACACGAGCTTTTTGCATTTTCAATTGGGCATCAATTCTATTCTCCCCAGCTCTAGCCATGATATCCTCATAATTAGCTTCGAGGATTTTGTTTTCTAAAGACAGTTTCTGTAGTTGTAATTGTTTAATTTGTTCATCTACAGGGTTTGGTTCAGGTTTAAAATCTTGAATAGACTTTTCTAGGTTCGGCATTCTACTCAATTTGGCAATTTCCGCTAGTACCATTTGTGTAAGTTCAAACGGTACAGTATTTCCGAGTGTCTGTAACAAGAAACCTAATTCTTGAGCTTTATTAGCGTTGTCCTCAGCCGTACTAATAGAAATTTCTATATCGATCTTACCTTGCAGGTCATCACGTCTAATAGGTACAAACTCATCATTAGTCACTCTAATAACCTCTTCTTCTGACAAGTACACAGCGTTATACGCCATCCACTTTCTCATTAGTGGTTTAATTAGATTTTCTGCTATGTTCCTAACAATATCCAAACGTCTAACACTAGTTGCGTCCAGCACTCCCCTAGCACCGGTAGCCGTAGATCCAAGACTATTACCGGTTAGCCCACCACTGAAACTTTTGGTTCCAGTTAAACTCTCTACTTCGTTATTCTGTAACGTTAATAAGTCGAACGCACTTCGAGGTATTTGGTTATAGCTACCTTGCCAAAAGTCAGCTGGTGTAGTGTTAAATTCAAAGTTCTTACCATCGAAAAATCGTTTTCGTTGAGCGGCATCTAATGCTCCTTTCTTTATACCTACTTGTCCGTTGGTACTGTTGGCAGCATTATTGATAAACCCTCGTGTAAGTGCAGTAATTACTTTTTGGTTATCTTCGATAAGATCCATGTTGTTCTCGCCGTAAATTTCGAACGGAACGCTGCTATAAGGAACAACAATAAACGGGTGCTTCTTGTCAGGGTACGGGTTACTTTCCAACCTAATAACCGTGTTCCCTATCCATGTACAAACAATAGCTTCGACTTGTCCATCATCGTCGACGTCATAGTTGCCCCAATACTCGTACGCCACCAATTTTTTTCGTGGTTCATCTTTAAACCTAAAATCCGTAGTATCCGGAGAATCGTAGTCACCATCGTCGTCTAACGAGTTTTTAGCTATTTCGTCCAAATTTTTATACCTACCATCAGCACGAAGTGTACTTAAGTCGGTTTCGTACCGGTAAATAATGAACTGTGCATTATCGATGTTATCTTGACACGTAGGGTCTATAAAAATATCTTCACTTCTACAAACTTTTGCGGTAGGTCTGTTAACAGTGGTCACAGTTTCGATGACCATCTGTCTTTCTACCCTCTCAATACCATCCTCTCCGATAACTACAACATCAGCTTCTCGTTCTACTTCTTCGGTCTCTGATTCCCATCCACACTGAACGACCAAAGTACCGTCTACATCGAGCACTTTAATCGCTTTCGTCATGAAGCTATACCTGTCAAACTGTCTACAAAACTGCGTGTTCAACAATAGTTCGTTTTGTCGAGCGGCTTTTACATCTTCGTACGTTACAGGGTTACACTTAATAATATCCGGGGTACTGACAAACGGGTCTTTGATACTAGCATGAGCCCATTCACTTTGACGCTTAGCTACTTTAGGTACAATTTTACTTTTATTTTCTTGCTCATTACCATACAACTCGCCATTGTACGTAGCTCTGCGTCTACGTATACGAGCGTCATTCTTATTTTTTAACTCTTCACTAGCTAATAAGTCTTGTTTAAACGCGTTCAGTAGTTTAAGTTGTTTTTCTTTATCCATTATAACCCTTTCAGTATAACCCCAATTGTACCGCTAGTTCCTTTAAACTGCCCTTAATTTAGTTCATCTTCTCCGCTGCTATCGACCACATAGTGTTTTGCATGTCCAACATAAGGTGCAATGAACTTTTTACTTTCTCTTTATGGCTTAAGTTTTCGTCAAACACAATTAAGTAGATGCGATTAAGAAACTCGTCCATAGGAAAATTGCTAGCTACGTAGTCACCAAGCCTTCCTAAATCCTTGTGGGAAAAAGAATTCAACTTGTTTATGTACTCTTGACTTTGTCTAACCAACTCTAGTTTTATAGCCTGTCTATGAAAATACGTATCTTTGATATCGTTGCCACGATCGCTTAAATAGTCATCTAACCAGCTAATCTTGAAAATAGACTGATACCCCATTCCTGCTCTCATTATGTACAAAGCCTGGTCATTAGTTAGGGTTTTTGTTGCTGCTATAATGCGCAAGTCTTTTTTCAAATCATTAGCTATTGCATCTGCGTGCCTAAAGACTACAGTTCTATGTCTTGCCAGCGCTGCATCCAGCAGTTTCTCTTGCCTCGTATCTAAGAACTCATTTATATACGGTGCAAAAAATGGCATTAATATGGCTATTGATCCGATTACCCCGTACTTAGCTACGAGTTCTCGTACTGAAGTGAATTTATCCACTTGTTAACCTGCCACTAATGCCCATACGCCGTACGTTACAATTAACGTTCCTATAATTTCGAAAAACTTAATTAGTTCATCCACCATTCTGCCACCTTTAGTAGGATACTTGTAACCGCTAAAACTACGATTACTTTATCCCACATCCTGTTTTTTCTTATCTCTTCCCGTACATCATCTATCTCTGTTTGAAACTTGTCAAGCCCAGAACAGTATACAGGGTTTTTACGTCTATCCTTGTATACTATACAACTATTTGTGTCAAGTTCATTCAGCCCATCATCGACTGGACACATAGTCACCCTTTTTTTAGGTCATTTATACTTCGTTTGAAGTATACCTAATCGACGGTTAATTTCACCTTAAAACTACACCCGTTTCATCCATCCGACAAAATTCATTTCCTGCTCTTTATCTCTATCAATAATCTTTTTATAGATACAATACTGTTCGCCATTCAGTACCTTCAACAGCTGCCGTTTTTCACCACGCCCCAAAATGAGGTTCAAAGCACTCAGCGTGGCTCTACCAATATACCCATCTACCACTAAGTCCTGGAATAGTCTATTGTTTCTATTCATGTTGTTAAGCGCTGTTTGAAGTATTTCTCCTGCTGTGGTTTGCCCCATATTCACGGAAGTGTCGAACAACTCGATGGCAATATCTCTGTCCTTTATATTGTCTAACTGCAGCGACCTATGATCCCAAAAATCCTTCCTATAAATACGTCTAGCGTCGTCCAAAGTTAAGTTCTCTATGTCCAGTTCTGGGTACGTTTTTTGCGTAATACCATATTTAGTTTTACCACCACGATCATACTTAGAATTCACAAAACCTTTCTCGATCATCAACACCTCTTGGAACGCTTCCTCGAAATAGCTCATTTACATACCTCCATCGCTCTCTTTAGATTCGTTATACACTGCAATAAACTCTCGATAACTTCGGTATCGGTTTCCTTGTTAAAGTCGCAAGTAACTTCAGGAATTTTACACTTTACAGGCACTTGTACTTCTACAGGTTTATCTATATAGACAATCTCTTTAGCGCTACATCCTACTAAAGTCAAGCTTACGAACATTATCAATAACAGCTTTAATATCTTCGCAGTCATTGCTTTTTACCTCCTTGTCTTTGTAGATGATATCCTTTATGTACTTATACTTAACTTCAGCAGGTTTATTCTTCCATTCTTCTAGTTCCGCTAAGTGTTTCTCTTCACTTACTTTGAGTTCGTTAATAGCTTTATTCTGAGTCTCGATTACAGCTTCAAGCCTCTCTACTTCAAAACTCTTACTATCGTACTTAGACTTCATCTCTGCAACTTCTACTTGTAAGTCTTTTATCTCTATACGCAAGCTGTTTATGTACCAGTACAGACCGAATGCTGCTGCAGCTATTACCAACATACCCCATAAATTTCTATTTAAAATTATGCCCATTTCTAGTATCCTTTGGTGTAGAAAAGTAGTTAGCGATTCCTAATGCAGAAATTGCAGCAGTTGTACTCGAAAATATAGGAAAAAACGAAATTACGTCAACCCCAAATAAGTGAAAGATAAACATCACAACGGTAAATACGAGTATGAACCCAAAACCTAACCAAAATGCTAGACGTCTATCCCTCTCTTTTCTTTCAATCGACATCGTAAACCTCAGACTCCATTAGATACTCTAGTACGCTCTGAGGGGAGTGTTTCCTGCTGCACGGTATCATTACTCCAAATCTTCGTAAAGCCGCTACAACCAAGTCACTACCCCTCCATCTATGGTTATCTTTAAACAGGCAATCGATCATTTCTGGTGTCTTACTAGTGATAAGCTCCCATACAAACTGTTTACGTTTCTCTTCAACTTCTACTACCACATAATCGAACTTCTCATGATCCAATTCGCCTAGATCCTCGACAGTAATTTCTCCGGTATCTTGACAACAGTGAACCCACTTATCTTCGATTATCATTTCTACATGAAAATACTTACTCTTAGTCCAAGTTTTAGTGATCCATGCACGAACTCTGTCCCACAAGTCCCCGTCACTTTTCTTTTGAAATGCTAACGTTATAAACATAATATCTACCTCCCACTAAACAGCCGTCTATTCTTGTACATTAATTGCTGTGTGTTCACCTTCCAGTTATTTTATGCCTATAATACCACTTTATTCTTAACCGAAGTTTACACATTACGATCTAAACACTACGCCGTCACCATATAAACGGTTGACATAGTACAATTGCTGTTCTAATTCTGCACCAGAATCGTGTGCATTGATTATTGATCCATCAATAATGTCTACTGTTAATGTTCCAGTAACGTCTGCGTCTTTTACACTAACGGTACTAGAATTTTCAGCAAGTGCGCCTAAGTCTCTACCTATACCGTCTGTCATTACATTTCGAGCGTTAATTATAGAACAATTGTTAGCGTGAATATCACTTGTTTCAGAACCAACTACAAAGGCTGTAGCATACGACGCATTAATAATTGATCCATCGTTTGCATATAAACAGCTACCTGTGGTAGGGTTTGTTACAGTTGCTCCATGAGCATTCACGAAAGAGCAACGTTCTGCACAAATACAATGGCTAGCTGTACTTTTGGCAGAAGCCTGATTTGCGTTGATAGTAGACCCATCAGTAGCGTAAAAACCATAAGTACCAGCGTAATCTACTACACTCTCTTGAGCATTTATCTTTGACCCTGATCCTGCCGCCATACCATAAGAGGTACAATTAGGCGCTTCAACACGGTACGCATTGATAGTAGACCCATTGGTTGCATGAACACCTATAGAACACTCCGCAATGTCAGCACCATACGCGTCTATTGTTGAACTATTCTGTGCTACTATTCCTTTAGTCCATCCTCCATATATTTTTGATTGTCGGGCTGCAATAGAAGATCCTCCATTGGCTAACACGTTTTCATTCGTACACCCATAGATATCGCTTCCACTAATATCAATATTTGAACCATTGTCTGCATGTACTCCATATTCGGCACCAGCTTCAATGTATATATCTGGTGCACTAACAGTAGAGGATTCATTTGCGTATATAACAGTACCATCACAATCATCTACGTAAGAATATGTTACGTTTACTCTAGACCCTCCTCTCGCTAGCACAACATAATCGTCGGTATCGTAATATCCAGACCACGATGCGTCTATAGTAGAATTTCGTTCTGCTTCTACTGCGTAATCACAATGATCGGTAGTAATGTTCTCAGCAACTATAGTTGAAGAATGCTTGGCCATAATTCCTCTTGTACAACGGGCAATA